AGCTGACGGATCCTACTGATTCACTACGTTCCCGAAAATCCTGGTTGAGGAAAGCATTCCAGGCATGCTTGATCTGCCGAAACGTATCCCTGATTCCGGCCATGTGTCACCTCCTTCCTTTCACTTGTCGAGATATGGATCAGCGGCTGCCGACAGCTCGACTCGTGCCGATCACTGCGGCCGAACCGCCGATGAGAAGAGCCGTGGTGAACTTCTCGCCCGACGTCAATCGGGCCGCAGTGACCTGGTCGGGGTGATTGAACAACTCCGCGGCCTTCTTGCTGGAGAGTGCGTCCAGCTTGGCCCGCTCTGATGCGCTCTTGGTCTTGTTGGCTCGTCGCTGAATATCGTGGAGCTCGTGCTGCTTAGCTGAGATGTTCCGACGAGCAGTCTTGATCTGCTGATTCCGCTCACGTCGCATCTGCCTGCGGACACCCCACTTCATGCCCTTGACGCCGTGGTGCGCAAGCTCCTCCAAGGAGGGCTTGTCTTCGTCTCCGAAGCTTCTCACTCGAATTCCTCCTTGTAGATCTTGTACGCTACCCAAGCGTCCAACAAAGCGGAGACGTTGTCTATCTTTTCGTCATACCGCTTCTTCAGAAGCTTTCTGTTTCCGTTCGTGTCCTCCATGGTAATAGCGTTACCCATCGTGAACGACATCAGCGCCTGATCAAAGATCAGAAGCTTGCTTTCACTCAGCTTCTTCAACTCACCAAGCGGAACCGACTCGGTACGAGCGCCTTGAATGACCTTCTCGATACCAAACGGTCCGTGTTCAGCTTCCCAACGGGTGACGAACTCCTTGGCGTTGTAAGGGTCGAACCCTAAACAGCGAACTTCGTATCTGGAGGACTCGATGAAGGCTTCCAGATCATCGTACACCTGCATCATGTCGAGAATGGTGCCATCCAGAACGTGTAGGCTTCCCTCTCGAATGAATTCGTCGTACTTTTGTCGCATGGCGCCGGGTAGCTTCAACAAAGTCGTGGAGGAGATGTAGCTCCGCGTCTTCACTCCGAAATTCCCTCGCTTGAGTGGGAATAGGAAAGTAAACGCGCAGAAGTCGTCACCCTGCGAGAGGTCAGCACCCAACGCACAAGGCATCTCCCAGAAACTTCTTGGTCTTGGGAACGGGAGCGTCTCTTCATAGGTGAAGAAGTAGGTGTATCCCTCCATCGGAATACCAAAGCGCTTGGCGAGAATGTCGTTCCTCGCTGCGGGAGCTTTTTCAGCTCGTTCGACGTCTAGCTGGTACGTTTCGTAGGAAACAGTCAATCCGATGTTCGGCTGGGCTTTGGGCCACATTGCGGGGTCAGCAACTTCGGCCACATCGTCAAGTCTGTAGTGCCAGATCGAAACGTGCGGAGCAGAGTAGTCACCCTTAAGGATCTCTGCAAGTTCCATTTTGATTGTATCGCCACTACCGTTCCGGACTGTTCCTTCAGAACTAATAGCGACGATCAAATAGTCTTCATGCTTCGAAGCTCCTTGTTCAATAGCTCCGATGACATCTTCTCTAGTATCACCGGAAAGCCACTCATCCACCGTTGACACTTTAGGACGGAGCCCTTGGAGCTTGGCGATGGACATAGGTCTTACTTCGAGCAGAGAGCCAGTCAGAAAGTTCTCGATCCCCTTCTTAGTGGAGACCAGCTTCTGTCTGAGTGCCCTATTACCTGTAGTGTTCTGCAGGCTGCCCTCGGTTAGGAACTTGAACAGGGGGCCTCTGGCCCTTGTGATGGCCGTACGGAAGGGCGACATGACCTCGTCGGCCTGCTTCATCGTCGGCGCAGTGGTCACCTGATGCGTGGTGGTTGTATCGACGACCAGGAAGAAGCTCTGGAGGATGTAGGCGTACATGGACTTCGCCGCGCCTCGAGCCACGATCAGGTATTGCTTCTTGGTGAGGCGCATCTTGATCGTCTTAGTGACGTATCGACCGCCTCTGTTGCCCTTGGATGGTTGGTAGATCTGTCGTTGGATGAAGTAGTACCAACCGAAGACTTGTTCGGCCCAAACCTTGAAGATAGGCAACATCTTCAGGTCGGCTCCGTCGGTCAGAGTGAGCTCGTTCTCGCAGTAACGGATGAAACCTTCGACTGCTTGATCGTCGTACCAGATGTTTGGGTTGGCAATCAGCGCATCGATGCGATTCATCTCCTGGGCGATCTCACGATTGACTGGGATCTCGCCACGAAGAACCGCGTCACGAAACTCTCCGTAGTACCGCGGAGTCGCCTTGTTCGATAGCGCCATTTGCCAACCCTCCCCTCGACTACAAAGCCGCGAACCACTGCCAGGTGGGCGCGACGCTGTAGGTCAGCTTGATCGTTCCGCCCGGCGGAACGAGGAACTCGCCGGCGACCCTGGCGCCGATCGTGACATCGTTGACCTTGACGACAGTGACGGTTCCACCGGCGACCTCAACCCGCATGGCGTAGTCGGCGGTGTTGGTGGCCGCGACGGTGCTGGCCGGGATGGCCGGCTTGCTGACCCAGTCGCCTTCGTGCTTCTCCGCGTTGCGGGCTTCCTCGAGGAGCGTGTACTGCGCGACGTCGACCATGATGGTCTCCTTTTTGTGTGAGACGCCTTCCGCGTCTGGGTTTACTTCTTGAGGGCTTGTGCGACAAGCTTGGTTGCCTGGTCGTTGAGAAGCTTCGTCGCCTGACTCTTGCCGACGCCGATGAGAATTTCGCCAACAACCTGACTGCCCTTGCGCATGATGATGGCGCCCTTAGAGGGCGGGGCGAGACGAACGTACTGCTGCTCCAGGTTCATGCGCGTGATCATGTCCTGGAGTTCCTTGTTGGAGAGCGACTTGACGCCGCCCTTCTTGGCCTTCGCGCGCGCGGCCGTGGCGTTGTTGTGATCATCAGATCCACCGTGTCCGCCGCCAGACCGATCCTTGCGAACGCCCCAGCGCATTCCCTTCACGCCGAAGTGCGCCAAGAACTTGTCTGCCTCGTCAGACCACGACACTTCACTCCTCCAGTCATGCTTGGGGAGGCGGAACGTAGGACCATCGAAGTCGCTCGTCCACAGAGCGACCCGGTCGAACTGAACCCAGTGGATCCCAGGGTTGTCACGGGTGTCCTCGTGCGCCGGATCATCAGGGAAGCCCAACGTGAGATGCGGGATATAGTCCGGGAACTGAGGCGTGGACATGTACGCCTTGTGGATGTCCGGCTGGGTCAGAAGAAACGCGCGGATCTGCTTGAGCCAGTCACGCCGAAACGTATCGAAGAAAAGCACATCGGCGTTGTTCGGACCAAGTTCTCCACGGTAGTCGACCGACAGACCGAATGGGTCCATCGTGGTGTTCGCCACATGCTCCAAAAATGAAGCCATGGCGCCGACGTTCTTGTCAGCCGTCATGGGTCCGAGATTGCAGAGCGTCAGGTGAGGAACTTTCTGGCTCGAGATCTTCCAGACGATGTCCTGTTCCTCAGGAATGGCTACGATAGCGAGGTCGCTCATACTTCCTCCTCAGGATCAGGGTCAGTCCACTCGGTCTCTTCACGCTGCACATTGAGGCGCCACTCCAGCTCAGTCGCCTGCTTGTTCAACGCCTCGAGGTGGAACGACGTCGTCGGCGGATCGAAGAAAATGCGTACCTTGAGGTACATGTAGGTGCGCACCGAAGCCCGGTTCAAGTTCCCGGCGAGGTAGGTGGACCACAGTTCATCCTCTCCAGTCACTTCAAAACCATCTGCCGGACCGAGGCCCAACTGGTTGAGCGTGGCGAAGACGGAATTGATGTGGGTCAGGATGTCCTCGTCGAAAGAAGTGTCATCGGCTTCGATACCGAGGTTCTTCTTGACGTTCTTGAGAATGCTGTCTTCCATGTGATCCACCTCCCTCGGTGGTTAGCCGGGGACTACCTCGCCCGGTACGTGTGTGTGCGGCGTGATGCCGCCGGGACCAGGAACTCCTCCGGCCAGGAGCTTGTCGACGTCGGCCTGGATCTTCGCCAGACTGTCGCGCAGCGGAGGCTCGGAAAGCCAGGCGTTGATCGCGAAGACCATGTAGCCCAGCGAGAAACCGTTCGGGTTCGTCCAGTCAGCGTCACGGTAGACCATGTTGAGGACCTTCTCGGCCGTCAGGTTGGCCAGTTGATCCATCTCTTCGGGGCTCAAGGAGTCTCCTTCCCAAAGGTTCGCGGGTTGGTCGACCATCGACCGGTACCACGAGATATGAGACCAGTGATCGTGACCGACACCGGTGTACTTCTGAAGGTTGCCGATCCCGTTCCACCTGGCCCAGTACAGGACAGGCTGGTCCGAGTACGGCTTACCAATAAACTCACAGATCATCGGCATCTCGCCACTCATCAAGCGGCGAAGGACGTCGGCGTGCATGGCTTGAAGGGTTGGATCGAAGCCGTGTGAGAAGTCACCCGCGCACGCGTAGTCCCAGTTGACGTAGGGGCCGGTCGGACCATTCGGGTCGTTGACACGAGAATAGTCCGATGATGGTAGAGCGTTCGCTGCGACGTGGA